ACTTTGGTGAGTTGATGTGCGGCTTCAAATGTGAAGTCCTTCCAGAGTTTAAATGTGGCGTTGAGCCGATTTTGTTTATTCATAGTGTGAATTGAAGTTGAGGACGGCGGTCGCCGCCGGTTGATTGTTCCAGATACCGATGAAGTTCCTCCAACCGTTCCTCTCCTCCGCGCATCCATCCCGTGCCATCGCAGGACTCCACCCCAGCTTCATGGCAAATCCAAAGCAGACGCTCCGAGTTTACACGCCCCACATGGACGCGAGGAAAGTTGTTTGCCCAAGAATGCAAATGCTTCCACTTCCATTCGGTTGTGCCTCCTACAAAAATTACATCCGCTTCGTCCGGCACATCGTTTGGGGTCATTCCATCCTGCACAGCAAACGCAAAGCATACCCCGTGCAGTCGATCTCGTAGTTGCGGCATCCATTCATGCCAGCGGATGATCGTTGACTCCCTGTCTGCTACCACATCGGGAACCACCACCCAGCGCGGCTTGTGTGCAGATTTTGATTTCTCAATCAATTTGAGAAAAGCCTCTGCATCCCACTCCCGATCATTTGCCCATGCCCCGTAGGCTCCATTGTCGAGAGCGTATGGCATCCAAGATGGAGGTTGCCGCCAACCATCTGGAGATAGCAGCCAGCCGATTCGGTTTAAAAACTTACCGGCAAGGTATCCTATCTGGATTCCAGAATTATTGGACGGCATCACGATCATTCCACTCCCTCCCGCACAATGTTTGTGAACTCCGATAACCGCCGGAGGATCGGCTCGCCCCTGTCGGACGAGAGCATTTTTCTGAGGTCGCCCTTGGCGGCATTCGCCGTCCAAATGATGGGCAGTTCGTGGGAGGATCGGTGTTCCAGCAGGTCGAAGAGTTCCAACTCGCTGCGCTCGGTCATCTTCTGCTTGCCGAGGTCATCGAGCAGCAGCACCTTCGTCCGGCGGCAGCGGGTCAGCGTGTCCTCCGCCAAGGCTTTGGCCTGCGGATTGTCGTGGAATTGGTCCGCGCAGGCTTTCGCAAATCCCGTGGAGGTGATGCCAAAGACTCGCAAGTTCTCAAAATGCAGACGCTTGAGCAGTATCCACGCCGCTCGCGTCTTCCCGCAGCCTGCTGGACCGACGAGACCGAGGCCGACCGGATTAAACCGCCATGCCTCGCATTCGCGCAGGAAGGCCGCAGGAATGCGTCCGAGGTCGCTTTCTCGGTAAAGTGGAGGGCAGAGGGCATTGAACGCCTCCTGCCGCCTCTCCTGCTCCTCTGCGGCCTGCTCCCGCTTCAGCCTTTCGATTCTTTCGAGATCGCACTCGTCGCAGAGGATTTTGATGTTCGGGAAAATACGAAGCAAATCCTCCCCGGGCACCGGCACCGAGTTGTAGCACGACTCGCTCGCGCAGCATTGGACCGTGGCTACCATTGCTCGACCTCCTCGACCTTGGCTGGCGCGAGCGCCGGTTCCACCTTGTTCAGCCAGTTGATGACAAACTGACGGGTCTTCTTACGCCCGGGGTGCGCCAGCAACCACGCATCCATCTTGCGGGACTCCGCATCGACATCGATGCCCGGGTAGTGCCGCCGCATCTCAGCCCAAAACTCCTCATCGAGAAGGTAGGCGTTGCTTTGGGGAGCGGAGCGACCTACTTCCTTTCCTTTCCCTTCCATTACATTCCTTTCCTTTCCTTTCCGTTCGCGGTCAGCTTCGCCATCCTGTGAAGCAACTGCTTGACCTTCTGGTTGAAGCTGAGCTTCAAGCTGTGCTTCGCGGCGTGCTTCACCACTTGCTCGACCACCACGCGAAGCAAATTCGCGTTTTGCTTGAACCTCTGCTTCCTTCGCAACCGGATAGAATGCAATGCGTAGGTCGCGCCCGCGCCACTCCCAAAGTTGCGCTTGTGCGGAAACCTCGCTTGCCAACACTCCGCAGGTCATCTGCCATTGCCGGTCTTTCCACTCACGGCATCCCTTAATGACGCCGCCGTTTTCTTGGTCGGAGCAGTAAGCGAGAAGGGACAACCAAGTCGCCCGCTCGACCGGCTCCGCCCCGACAAACGCCGGGGAGCGGAGGTTCGCGATCTCGATATTGAGCCACCTCATTTCATGCCTTCCTTTCAAACATGGCGATTGGCCTCATGTGAGCGCGGGAGGAAGACATGTAGCCCACCTTCTGCCATGCTTTTGACTTGAAGATCGCACCCATCACTCGCGGGTCGATGTTCGCAGGAGGTGGACACATCTCGCGAACATCGTTGACCGTGATGACGCCCCTCTGATTGGCGAGGGATTCCGCTGCGAGTCGGGCCTCGGCGAGGTAGTCCTCACGGGTTGTCTCAAACAGGTCCATGACGGTTTGGAGATCGCTCATTTCGCCGCCCTCGCTTTCTTCGGCTTGTCCTCGACGAGCTTCACGATGTCGGCCTTGCGTTGCGCGTTCTCCTCACGAACCGGCATTCGCATCTTTTCATGCCATTCGCGGAATGCCTTCCCACCCATGTCGCCACCCATCGCCGCGACGAGATCATCAAGGCCCGACTTGCCAGCCACCGCCGCCGAGACGATAGCAAGCCGGTCGAAAAATTCGCTCCCGCTTTGGTGCTGGAGTTTCCAACCAGGCACCTCGCCATTGGCCGCGAGGAGTTCCTTCGCCGCATCCTTGATCGGCTTGAGGAGTTCCTTCTCAAAGATCGACGCCGCCTTGAGGAATTTCCCCAGCCGATCCGGGTCGGCCAGAATCCCCTGCCGGACATCGGCCAGCGAGACCGAGGATTCCACGGTCGCCAGCGTTTGAACGACCGGCTCGACAACCTGTGAGCATCTGTCTTTTTTGAGGCACCAGCCGCAATACTCATTCGCGCAGGGCTGGCGGTTCGGATCGGTCGCCGAGGCCACGATCCCCTTCACCCATGCCTCCGCCTCTTCAAAGGTGTAGGTATAGTGGACGACCTCGCGCTGGTCGCAGAATAGCAACACGCACTCCCACTCGGTCGCGAAGGTCCGAGCCATGTTGCCGAGGGCATAGGCACTCTGCTGCTTGTGATACGAGCGTAATTGGCCCGACTTGAGGTCCATGCTCTTGGCAAGCGCCTCCACCCGCGCATCCTCGGTGCCGACATGGTCAAGGTGCGGCGTGGTCACCTTGAGAAGCGCCTCGTCGGCGACGATCTCATGCCCCATTGCCAATTCCTTGGCCGTTGTGACCGCCCACAACACCGAGTCCTGCTCGTCGTCGGAGAGCGAAAGGAACGGCTGGCGCTCCCCCATGAGAAGACCCCGGAAGGCCAAGTCCATCCGAGTCCCACGCTCCGCCGCAGGACCGGAGACGGGGTTGGATTCAAAGCACGGACAGAGGTCGAGCTTGTCGAGAGCAGAGTGTCGAATCGTCGCGCTCATTATGCGACCTCCTTCAATACGGCCTCGATGAATCGTGGCGTGTTCGACAGCACTCGGTTGCGGTAGCCCTCGTCCGAGATGTCGCGGAAGGTCTGGCCCTCGGTGATCTGGCCTTTGGCCCGCAGGAACGCATTCACCTTCGGCTCATGCTCGAAAATGCGCTTTTCCAATTCGTCCGCCCAATTTGGGGTTTCCGATGGAATTGCCTCGGTATCAGCCGAAACCGCCACGGCCTCGACCTCGATGAGCTTCGGTGCTTCTGCCACCGGCTCTGGTGCGACCTCCACCTTCACCGAGCGTGTTGGGCGAGGGGAGTCAAACTCACCGACTTCCTCTGGGGTATACATGCCTTGAAGGACTCCGGGGTAAACCGCACGGACGGCCTCGCTGATCACCCGCGCCCGCAGCATCTGACGGGGAAACTTCTTGTAGTTGTCCTTGCCAGTCAACCCCGCCTCCTTGGCTCGTTGCATGTCCCAATCCACGGTCAAAGAACCACCCTGCGGATGGATGAATGTCGCGCTCACCTTTTCGTTAGTGTGCGTGTGCCACTCGACCTTTCCACCGGCCTGCTGGAACCGAGCGAGCATTGCATCGCTCTTTAATGCGGGGCGACCTTGGATCACATGGTATTGGCTGAATACCGTGGCGGGATGCTTTCCCTCCGATTGCGCGATCAGCATCAAAGCGAGCGCCTCGGTTGGCTTTTTGATTCCGAAGAAATTCGACTCAACGCCGATCTTCGCCATCTCCTGCATTTCCGATAACGGAATGTTGACTTGTGCTAGTTGTGTATTATTACTCATTTTAGTTATTACTGCTTTTCTTGTGGTTTAACTTTGCCCCGTTGGATTGCCGTCCTTCGGGGCGCTTTCTTGTGGTGAGGATGTTTAGTCCTCGAAATCTTCCCATTCCGCCCAGCGTTTGCGGCGTTCCTCGAAACGGCGCATGCGGATAAACATATTTCTCTGCCCGCAGTGGTAGCTGGCGAAGCACGACCCAAGCGTGAGGATGGCGAGGGCGATGGCGAATCCTGCACTCATCGGGCCAACCTCCATGCACAAACCCCGAGGATGACGACCGGCGATACCATCCAGAGGAAATCGAAAGCGTAATCGAGGCAGCGAAGGATCGTGTCCATTAGGAAGCCCTCCTGGTGTTAAGCGATGCACGGCGCTTGTCTGCCCACCACTGCTCCAGCGAGGGCCGAAGGATGCGCCACCCGCCACGGTCGCCACGGGGCTTTTCAGCCGTGAACATCCCCTTGTTGCAAAACTGCCGAATCGTCCACGGAGCGTAGCCGGTCAGTAACGCCGCCTCCTCCACCGTCATAAGAAGGTTCGCGCTCACGCCGCCTTCCTCGCTTTCTTTGTGAGAGTTTTCTGCGCCTTATTGGCGGGGGTGGTTATACACCCACCGGCAAAAAAAAGGCGGCGGACATATGATGACAGGGAACGCCCATCTTTCTTTGCCGCTGCCCGCAGCGTCTCCACTTCATCAGCCTCCAAATAGAGGCCAATTGATACGAGGTTACTTTTTGTTTTTGTTATGCTCATAGATTTTTTCTTTCAAGAGGTCGGACATCGACATCCCGCGAGCCTTTGCCAATTTGACCAAAAGCGCTTTCTCTTCCGCCGTCAACCAGACGGCAATTTGCTTTTTATCTTTGGCTCGCTTGCTTGGCATAACGCTAGAATGTTGCAGGTGTATAACCACCCGCCAAGCATTTTTTTTATTTTTTTCCAATAAGGTGAAACCCTACCCAATAAAAACCCTTGACAACCGCATTGGCAAAGGCTCCGCAGGCCAAAATAAATTTTGACCCGCTTAAACAGACGCTCCGCAGGCGAGGGGACTTAACCGGCGACCCAAATAAAAACCATCCACCCGACCGCCAACCCGCATGAATGCTGGTTTTGTCTGCTATCACCTTTCAATTGATACAACCCACCAAACAAGCAGCAAGCCAAGCGGAGAAAAGATTAGCACCCACATAAATTTCCATCCAAGCGCAGCCATTTTCCTGCCATCTCTCGCGGCCCCTTTTTGCCTGCCCTCGATGTCTGCCAGCAAGTCACAAAATCTGTCCACCCAGTTCGACTTGCTCATTTCCTCACCTTCTTTGCCTTGTTCTCCATTACCCGCGCAATCACCTTCTCGCGGTTCCGTTGATACCAATCCGCTTTGCGATCCTTCTCCGCCTCCTTGAATTTTTCGTCCGTTCGGTAGCGATCCGCATATTGCTTCGCCATGAATTTCCGCTGCGTTTTTTTGTTGGCGTAGGGCATAGGTCAAATCCTCCAGAACGCCTTCCAATCGGCCCGAACGGCGGGAACCGCATAGACCCGCTGCACCATCGCAGGCGAAGTGTGACCCATCTGGTAGGCGGTCAAACCAGCATTCCCGCAGCGACCGAGGTGATAGGTCGCGAACGAATGCCGCAGCGCATTCTCTGGCCAGCCCTCCCAGCCCAGCCTTAGCGCCACTCGCCGCCGAGCCTCATGCAACGCCTCCAGCGATCCTTTCACGATCACCCCGTTCTTCCCTTTGAAAAACTCACGCCGCTTCACCAGCGGCTCCGTCATGTCCACGACCCGCTCCAGCATCCCGGTGGTTTGCTTGGAGACCTCGGGCCGAATATGGATTTGCTTCGATTTGAAATCCACATCCTCCCAATTCATCCGCGCCACCTCGATGGTCCGCAGGCCCGCGAACCCGCCAAGCAAGAGCAACGCCCGAATCTCGTCCGGCATCGGAGCTTTCAGCAATTCCTTCATTTGCGCGGGAGTCAGAATGTTTCGCGCCGGGGTCGCCTTCGGACTCCGCATCCCCTCGACCGGCGACCGCTCGATGAACCTCATTCGTGCAGCCCAGCGGAAAAACATTCGTGCATAGCGAAACCACATCGCCCTAGTCGTCGGTGAATCCGAAGTCTGGTTGATCCACCTCGTCAGCGCCACCGGCTCAATGGCAGACAACGGACCCGACCATTTCGAGTTCAGTTCCCGGCACAACATCTCGACCTTCGCGAAATGCGATTTCGATTTGGTCGCGTTCTCCGCCGTGAACATTCGTGTCGCCACCGCCACCGACATCCCGCCCTCCTCGCTCCTCACTCCTTCGCGACCCTTCTCCCGCAAAACATCCACCAACCGCGCCCCCTCCGAATGCGCCTCCAACTCCGTCTCAAAAAACATCCGTTTCCGATCCCCGAAATGGGACGCCTTCAAATCCAGCACCCATCGATTTCGCGAATCTTCAAACCGCACCGCATAGGGATTGTGTTTCATTCTGTTGCTTGGTGTTTTGGCAGTCAGTGCCAACTAGTGCCAAAAACATCCCCTCAAAAGCAAAACCACGCAACAGAAAAAAACACGAAGCAAAAGATGAGGGGTGACCGGAGACCCGCTTGGGAAAAGGCTCCAGAGGCTTTACTGGAGGAGCGGAAGGGGTGGGATTTGAACCCACGGCAGGTTGCCCTGCGTTCGATTTCGAGTCGAGAAACGGCTACTGACTACGAACGATTTACGGAAGGAGTGCCAGAAAGTGCCAAGGCGGGGCGGATTCGGATGAAGTTTCGGGCGATGGTTTTCTGCCGTGCTTTGCGCCACACCCCATCACCGGACTCAGAGTCGCGGTCGCCTCGGCCATTGGTGTTGCCTTCGATGGTGATGATCTGAAAGCCCGAATCGGACTCGACAATTCCGACATGGGAGAAGTCGAAGACGACGATGTCGCCGGGTTGGGCGAGGTCGCGTTCGTGCAAGATCACCGAGGTTTTGGGGCGGGACTTCGCCCAGCCGATGAAACCGTAGGCGAGCGCGGTCTTTGGTCGCCACTCTTCCGGCGTTGAGGATTGGAGGTTGAGCCAGTCGCGCACGCCCGGACGGTCGAGCCACTCGCGGATGCACCAATCAACGAACGCAGCGCACCATGGCCACGAAGCTGGCTTGAGGTTGGTGGCCTTTTGGTAGTCGCGGATTTTGGATCCGTTGTTGTTCCCGCCTTCCTCGCGGACTCCGATTTGTGAGGCGGCGATTTCGGCGAGGAGCTTGGTCATTTGTCTTTGAGGGCTTTGGCCTCGCCGAATTTCGACCAGGCATAAGACAGGTTGTCGTCTGCGGGGAGGTCGGGGTTTTGCACCGGCAGGTATTTCACCGACACGCTGAGTTGCAGGTTGCCCATCTCGCCGACTCGGTCGCCGAATGGCGGGACCGGGATGCTCACGCAGGAGGTGAGGAACGCCAGAGCCAGACAAGCAAAGGCAAAGAGGATCATCCCTGCGGCGATCCGGCCCGGGGTCATTTTTCTTTGCGAAGCAGATTGATCAACCCAACTGCGGATAAACCAACCGCCAAGATTCCCTCTTGAAGTTGGGGTTCCAGACGCAAACCGCAGGCGGTCAAAATTAAAATCAAGCCTCTCCAAGAACTTTGCTCCTGCGCCCTGTTTAAAATGTAGGTGATGAGGTTTTTCATGGTTGGATGGTATCAGTCAAAACTCGCTAGTCAAAAATCACTCTTCGGTCACTGCGTCCACCGCAGAGTCGCCGATGTTGAATAGGTCTTTAGCGAGGTGTGTGATCGATGCTGCGGCGGCGATGTTGGGGTGGGCAAGACCCATGGCCGACACGATCATGTCGATGTCGCGAATGACATCGCGCATCTCGAAATCGCCTTCCAGATATTCGGGGATTCGCTTGACCGGGTTGATTGCTCGATCCACATCGAACATGGTTCCGCCCGGTTGATACTCTCCGAATGCTCTGTAGATGGCATTCTGTGCTGTCGATCCGAGGACGGGGAATCCGTAAAGCGGTTCGGTCGCAGCCGCAATTGCGATGCGTTTCGGCGACCAATACTTGTCGTCGAATAGTTCTTCGTCATCGTCATCGAGCATGTCGCGCCAGATGGATCGCAGAATTGACGAGGCAATGGAATTGATCGCCACCACATAAGCCAGCGTCCGCATCTTGGTCGCGGTGTCCCGCTCGGCGAAGGAATAGGCGACGAGCGCGAGGTTTTTTCTCGCCTCGGAAGCGAATGCCCATCCGGCACGGGCCAGCGGGTTGGTGGATGTGTTCTCGTAAAGACTCCGCGCTCCGGGGCGTGTCGGCTGCGCGATGCGGTCGGTGACCCGCTCGGCGATGTTCCGTGCATAGGATTCCGCTTCCGCGTCGGGCAAGTTAAGTTCCTGCGCTTTGGTGAGGTGGTAGTCGTAGGTGATCGCGTAGGTGCCTGCGGTGAATAACCCGTCCGCACCAGAGAGCAGATTGCCGAGCCGCTTGCCTGCTTGCTGAATGGCGGTGGGCTTTGCGCCCTTGAGTCCCTGCATGGCCATCTGCACAACCGGCGGCATCTGCGCGATCCGGCGCTGGATGTATGGGGAGTTGAGTGCAGCGTTCCAACCAAGTTGCCCGGTGAGTAGTTTCCCCATGCGCTTGAGGTATGCTTTGAGCGGCACCTCTGCGAGTGCAGCCCCGAGTTGCGTGGACTGCACAAGAAGCGTGGACACGCGACCGATGAGGGCGACCTGCGAAGCACGACCCAGCACATTGCTGATGCCTTGGTTGAGCGCCAGATGCGCCCCGGCATCGCGAGTGCCGCCTTGGGCGAAGTAGTCGAGCCATGCGTTGAGAATCTTCCGCGCCTCGGCCCCGCCTTTTTCCTCGACCGAATTCTGCACATCGCGATTCCGCAAGACTCCATTGACCTCGGCGATGAATGGGGCAAAGGCTT